AACGGCGAACGTCTGCCCCGCGCATACCATTGTCGCAATTCCAATTGTTGTGTCGCATTGGTCGTTAAACGACAACATCCAAGAATCAAGCTCGCTCATGCTTTGGCGGCGGTGTCAATTACTCATAGTCACGCACCGCGAGGAACGTAGGAAAACGAGGCTTGCCGCTGTCGGTCGTGCCGCAAAATGCAAACGATACTTGCGCCCCGATTGCGGGAAGCGATGCGCGGACGGCGTTAGTGAATCCCGCGCCAAGGTCGAAAATCACGCCCATCCAATCGACGGTCACGGCGTTTGTCTTGCGAGCAATCACTGTCGCTTCGTCGCTGTCGACCCATTTGATTTTGAGCAAGTTGTTTGTGCGGCGTTGCTCGTATTGCATCGCGGGATTTCGAAGCATAACACCCTCGCCGCCAAGTGCGCGGATTTCGTCAAATAACGCATCGAGATGCGCCTCAGACTCGCAAACGATATGCTCCACCACTTGCGCCACAGAAACGCCCTGCAAGGCATCCTGCGCGTATTGCAAGCGTGCCGTGAAATCGCCTTGCGCTTCTGGTGCGTCGAAAACGTGAAACTTGATTTGCGACCAATCGCCCGCTTTGCTGCGAACGATTCCGACCGCTTGCTGGAACATGCCGCGCCCCATGAATAACTCGCCATCTAGGGCGATGCTTGGCAGTTGTGCCGCGAACCATGCGGGGGCGTGAAACTTGTTTCCATTGCGGGAAATGAACTGCTTTCCGTCCCACAATGCGCGAACGCCGTCGAGCTTTTCAGACATGAGCCATCCTGTCGGGTCTTGCCCTTCGTAGGTGTTGGCGAGTGTTGGTTTCGTGGTCACGCGCAAGATTTAGCGAAAACCATTCCGCTCGTCAATCTTTTTTTACAGAAAAAAGCCCCGCACCGTTTCCGATGCGAGGCTGAATACACACAATCCAGATGCCAGAAAGTTAGTCGGTGAGCAAGCAGATATGCTCGGGCTTGATGACCTTCGTTCCCCAAAGAACGCCGATTTCGTAAGTAACCATGCGATAGCCAGGATACACAGCAAGCTCAAAGCTCAATCCGCTGCGAGGATCGGTGATGACTTCGCGCATCAGGGCGAGGTCGTCGCCACCAAGCGGAACAGCGGGAAGACGAGTGGCAAGCACAATCGCATTGCGGCTGAATGCTGCGTTTGCGTCTTGTGCGCTAAGAACGGTCACAGGGTCATTGTTGGCAATTGCCTTGATGAGTCCAGGAGCGGCAATCGTAATGTCGCCGTCTCCGTCACCCGCGAAGCCAGTGGTTACGGTGTAGGTATTTCCGCCGATGGTCACAAGCGAGCCAGCAGGAATAGAACCCGTGCCAGTGTCAACGTGAATGGTGGTGGCACCAACGGCGTAGCCTGCTACGTTGTCAACGAGGTAGTTTGCACCCGTTGCGGTTGCAGTCGTGCCAACTTGCGCGGATTCGCGGATATTGAATCCAAACAGATTGCCCAGCACGCCTTGACGGAGCAAGCCTTGATCGCCAGCATCGCCCACGTTAGTGAGCTGAGTCAGTCCGCGCATTGCAGCGGAAGCCGTAGTGTTAAGAACCATGTGACGGTCGCTCAAGGGTGCGCCGCGGTCATCAAGGAACTTCTTGGCGAACGCACCATCTTTCAAAGTGGTATTGAAAAGCGTGGTGTTGCTTGGCGTGATACCGCCAGATGCACCAAGAGCGGCAGCATCAGCAATATCGTTTTCAATCTCGTTGACTGCGGCGCGATATGCTTGTGCAATCTGGTCTTGTGCTACGCTAAGTGTGCCAGCGCCTTGATTGACGGCGTATTGTTCCTCGGCAGTCCACGAAAACGGAAAGGCGCGAGCCTTGGTGATCGTGATTGCTTCGTTGCCAACGGTTTGATAAGCGGCAGACGGGAATGCCATTGCTGCTTCAATGTCTTTGCCAGCGGTGTTAGCGGCGGTCTTGAAAGAACGCACGTTTTGACCAACGGCAACACGGTCAACGGTGGTGTCGCGGGTTACGGACGGGATAAATCCCACGAGTTCGCGGGATACAACGTCGAGGGCTGCATAGGCATCCGCGACTAGATTAGTAAGGGTGTTAGGCATAGTAGTTTAGTAGTTGAATTAGTTGATGATTTTGCCGCCGTTGCGCACGAATGCCATACGGTCAGCGGGTGTTAGTTGGTTAAATTCGTTGAGTGTTTTTTCGTTTGATGGGGTGAGATTTTCGTCTGCGGTAGCTTCCACAGGCGCAATACCTGCTTGCGCTACGATTTCAGCGGCGCGAGCTTCGGCGGATGTGTTAGCGGTCACAATATCAGCTTCCAGTTCGGAAACTTTGCTTTGAGCTTCGGCAAGCGATGCCGTGAGTGTGTCGCGTTCGGCGGTGATGCTGTCGAGTTGCGCCTTGATGGTGGCAAGCTCGCCAATCGCGTTCTCAAGGTCTGCCGTGCGCTCGGCGAGTGCTGCGGTCATGTCGCTGATTTCCGTTTGCGCGGATTCCAAGCTAGCTTCCAGCCCTTGCACTTTTTCAGTGAGAGCCGCATCGGGGCGGAATTTGTCTAAGATGCTCATTGCATTTGTTTTGGTGTCAAAAATTTCATCGGCAAATCCCATCTCAATTGCCTGCTTTGCGGTCATCCACGTTTCTTTTTTCATAAGAGCGCGAATGTCGTCTTTGTCTTTACCTGTTTTCTCTGAGTAAATGCCTGCGATTTCGTCGCTGATGTTTTCGAGCAATTCCGCATAGCGCAGCAAAGTTTCGCTGTCACCTTGCGCCCCGCCCGATGCCTCATGAATCATGATTTTCCCGTTACTGGCAATCTCCACTTTGTCAGCCGCCATCGCAATGACGCTGCCCATGGATGCCGCCAAGGTATTGATTCGCGCCGTGACATAAACGCCGCGCTCGCGTAGCTTTTTCATTTCGTTGAAGATGCGATAGCCCTCGAAAACGCTGCCGCCGCCAGAATGGATTTCAACATCGAGCGTGTCTACGGCGTTATCCGCGCAGGCTACGATTTCACCAAATGCGTATGCGTTCTCCACGGCTTTCATCCCATAGACTTTGGCAATGTCGTCAATCAATCTGTCAACGCTGATTTTATCAACGTGGTCATTTAATTTCACCTTTGCCGCTTTGTTCTCAATCGTAATCATAAAATTATCTGCGTTTAGTTGTTTATTCTTTTCGTTTGCCCATGACTTGCCAGCATCGCCGCCCCATAGCGCCCATGCGATGCGCCCCGCTGATGGGTAACCTTCCTCGCCTTGCCGGAATCCCTGCGCCTCTTTATCAACTTCGTGCCGCGCAAAATAGCTCACCATGCGGCGAACCGTATCGGGCGAGAGATTGGCGCGGTTGCTAATGTCTCGCGCACGCGCAACGCCGATGGCTGTTCCTCCACGGTTAAACTCAGCACGCCACGCGAGTCCGCGCCGCGCTTCGTCTGCCATTTCGGTTGTCGGCTTTAGGGTCATGCTTCTACTGCTACGATAAGAATGTTCGCCGCCGATGTGTCAGCCTTCGCGTATAGCGTTGCGCTGCTCGGCGTAAATAAGCACGCGCCGCCTGCTGCAATCTTCGTTTTGAATACTGTTAGCCCAGAATCGCCGCCAAGCTCCACAAATCGCGTGGTGCTGAGATTGCGAATCATTACTAGCTGAGGAGCGCCTGTAATGTCGCCAAAATCCACAAGCTCGGCAGTTGTGCCGATGTTTTGCGTAACTTGCGTCATTTGAGCGCCTGCCATGTCAGCAAATAGATTTGCCGTCTGGTTTACTGTCGCGTTGTTTTTGCTCGCTTTAAGCGATACGGAAAATGTTACTTCGTTAGCCATTGCTTTGAGTTGTTTGTGTTGGAGTTTCGTTCGGTGTCAGCATTGCCATTTCTCGATCCTCGATTGTGATGCCAAGTCCTGATTCGTTGACTGCTTTCTGTTTGAGTTTTTGCATGGTTAAGTATGCGATGCGCTCGTCTAAGTTTTCCTCTGCCGATTTGCCAAGGAATCCCAAAACGTCTTGCGGATTCAAGAATCCCGCTTTCCACATCTCAATCAGTTCCTTGGAAACGCGCCCGTCGTCGATGGTGAGTTTCTTTGGATAGGTAAACTTCCACTTCCACCAATCGCTCGCGGCTTGCAGTCTGCCAAGTTTGATGAACTTCGCGGTCACATAGTTGACGATGCGTGCCGCTGCGTATTCTAGCAGGTCTTGACGGTCTTCCACGGCTCGCTGTGCGCGTCCAAGATCAGCGCGTTCCGCCGTGCCTTGCCCTGTCGCGTGCCATACCATCGAATACGGCCAGTTGATACCGGCGAGCGCCTTACGGTAAATGCGGTTTTGAAAGCTCTCCCACATGTCACCAGGCCTGTCGTTTTTCACAACTTCCAGCTTGCCGCCTGACTTTGCGGCAAAATAACGCACCGTGCCGCCTTGGTAGTTTTCAGAAATGATTCCTTGTTCATTATTACAGCCTCCATTCCCGCCGATGATATTTGCGTTGTCGTCAATGTCCGGCAATCCCGTTTCGTTATGCTCGGTCATCACGATGGACGAAAGCATCAACTGCGCGTAACGCTCTCTCCTCTTTCTCATC